TGTTCGGCTTCATCTAAAAAATAACCATTGATGCCAACGCCAGCTTTAGGGTACTGTTTGTATTCGCCTTTGTTTGCGAGTAATAGTAAATGTTGATTTTGTTCGGTAGAATCGCCGATAATAAAGTCGCCATTTTCTATGCGCAAATCCAACGTATGAGTATCTAATAGTATATCGTCCATCAATGCTTTACTTTTGTGTTCTCAATATCATTATCAACTGTCTTTACAAGTTGTTGTCCTGCCCATGATGCAGCAGCAGCTTTCAATGCTGCGCCGCCATCTTGTGATACTGGTGTCCAACCTGTAAGTGCTGTTTTTAAATTGTTTATATCCTGTTCTATTTTATTGTACCTCTCCACTATTTTTTGCAGAATAACCATGCCTTTGTTATTGCCGTCATTAAATACAAAGCCGTTTTTATCAACAAATAATTTCATGTCTTCGATTTCCCATAAAATAGAATCTATCTCGCTATACATCGTTATAAAAAGTTCGTTGCTTTTACCGATGCGTTCCACAATTACAACACTATCTTTTTTCGGCAACAGCTTAACGCCTTTAGTGCCTGATTTCATGATGCTTTTTAACTGCACTTCGCTGTATGTCAAGCCGTCCACATCTACTTCACAAACAGCGTTATCACTATCCACAGAATTAACTGTACCAATCATCGTATCGTTTTCACGATGATTCATTTCCTTTAGTTTTTGCGCTATCTGTTGAGCCGTCTTTGACATTAGTTTAGTTTTATATCTATTTCAGGTTTACGCCTTGCGCCACCTGTACCGAATGCTATTTTTACACCGCTGATATAATAGCTTCCTGAACGTTCTGGATATTGTTTGTTTTCTAAATTTGCCACCATCATAGGTTCACAGTATGGAATTAAAAACGCATCAATCCCGCCACAATAGCCGCTATACTTATGCTTTTCCATTTCTGCTTTAGCGAGTATTTCTAATTGCGATTTATCTTTAACATCGTATAGGTGTATCGTTCTAACTTCGCCATCTTTATCGCCAAATTCCGCTTCCTGCTTTGTGCCATCTTTTGAATAATAAACACAACGCACTTTAATTTTTACATCCTCTTTCTCCTGCCATTTTAAGTCGTTAGCGTTTATAACATTTTTATTTACATCGTATTTTACAGTACCTGTTTTATTGGTATAGGCAAGTCCAACGTACAATTCTTTTGCATCTATGAAATACACAGTTTGCATGTATTTTTCTTTTAGCTGCTCTAACACCCAAACGCCGTCTTTGTCAGGTATCTGAAAGTTTTTTATTTCAAGTTTATAGTTTTCACTTTCTACATCTTTATGTAGTGTAATACCTGTACCAGCTGTAATAAATTGTAATAATTTTTTCAATGTAACCGTCTTGAAGCTCTGTTTAAACGATTTGCCACGCAGCAGATAAATTGCATTCTCACACTCAATCTCTAACGGTTGTTTTCGGTTGATTGCTTTTACATAACCAACGAATTCTGTTTTCTTTTCGTAACCATCATACCACAGTGTTACACTTACTTCATCGCCTTTTTTAATGTAGTCGGCAATTTTAACAGGCGTTGAAATGCCTGAAGTATTTTTAACGACAGCACTCAAAGGCAATTTAATAATGCAGGTTTGAGCGATGCTGTAAATTGATTTAGTAATTTGCACATCATGGACACCGACAAATTTTGCCTTACCTATTTTTATTTCACTTTTTAATACGACGTACATTTTAGTCTAAGATTAGTTCAAAGTCTTTATTGCTCTTTATTGAAAACTCAACTATCTGCATATTTTCTGTCGCTTCCTGTTCAGGTAGGTTAATACCTGTTATAACACAATTATCTTTTGCCTGTAAAAAGAAATCCGTTAGCACACTTTCAATGGTCAGTATCTTTCTTTTTTTCCATAGCTCTGTTAAATCTGTTATCATCTGTTCAGGAAATAAATCACTATCATCAAATGCAAAACATTTGACATTGATGTCATAGTTATTGAGGGTGATTTCTTCAATCACAGTTCCTTCCTGACCAACAATTACTGTTTCAACAATCGTTACTCTGCCTGTAATACTTATACAAGGATTTGGCAATTCGTAACCACCTAATTTAACAGGCATGAAAACCGCTAATCCTAATTTGTTTTCCGCCCAATAACGCTCACCTAATTGTGAATTATCTTTGCTGCTTTTTTTCTCATATTCAAACTCATCAGCTATCGGATTTTGTTTACTTACAATGGCTTGTTTGAATGCTTCGGCAACTGGATTGTGGTAGTTGTCAGGTTTGCCACCAGCAAACGGAATACCTTTTACTGTCAAAGAACTTGCTGTATCTTTTTTTATGGTAAATTCTGACATCTTACGGCGTTGATAATGCGTTTGCACTGTTTAACATAGCCAAAAACTCCTCCTGAATCATACGCTTCATGTCATCTACCCCCTCTTTAAAAGTATTAGCGTGTATCTCAATTTTATCTTGAAACTTACCGACTGTTACATAAATATTAGTTGGCTTACTACCACCCCCAGTAATGCTTTCCGCCGTTGATTTAGTAGCATTACTTTCTTCCACCTTACCTACTATGGCGTTATTTTTTTGAACTGCATTAGGCTCTGTAATGCCTGCTATTGCGCCAGCATAATTTGTAGTGTCTGCTAAATCATCTGACGTAAATAAATTTTTTATCCAACCGACGGCTGATTTTATCCAGCCGACCATTGCACTAAATTTCTTCTCTACCCAATCAAATACTGCGTGCATTTTCTCTTTGAAACCCGGAAATATATTATCGGCTATACCTATTACCCATCGTCCAAACTGTACAATCTTTTCTTTTATAAAATCCCATTTAGTAACCAATAATGCAATAGCTCCAACAGCCGCTGCAATACCAACGACAATTAAACCGATTGGATTTGCTGACATGGCAATATTAAAACCAAGCTGTGCAGCGGTTGCTGAAATTACAGAAAAAACAAAACCACCTAATATCAATGCGCCTGTTAGCGAATATTGTACCGCTGTACGAATTAAAGAAAGTGTAGTAGAGAATAATGATTTAACAAAACCCCAAGTTGCTGTTGCCGCCTTTCCTATTGCTACGCCAAATTTTGAATTTGCTATTTGTGAAACAATAACCATTGCACCACCCATATCAGACATAAATTTCATTGCACCACCCATAAATGTTATAAATGGCAATATTGGTCTTGCTGCATCAAACATTGAAATTCCATAATCTTTAACCTTTGCTATCGTTCTATTCATTTTTTCTTGAAAAGAATCCATTTTTATTGCAGCCATTTCAAAGGCTGAATTTGTACCTACTACAGAATTTGTGTACCTATCCATTTCGGCAGTGCCTTGTATTAAGGCAATTGCAGCTGGTGAGTTCTCTTTTTCAAATAATTGTTGTATTAAAGTTTTATTTTTTTCTAAAGCTGGTTTTAATATTGTCAATCTCTCCGAAAAAGTTAAACCCTCATTGCTTAAATCAGCTAAGTTTATTCCTATCTGTTTAAATCCTTCTACGACAGATTTAGGTTGTTTTGCTCCTAATGCCAACTCTGATAATATATTTCTTATGGCTACACCACCTTCTGCACCTCTTTTACCAGCTTTATCTAAAACCTGAATTGCTGCATTAGTCTCGGCAAATGAAACATTAAATGTTTTAGCTGTCATACCTGCCTGCTCTAGTGCAGATTTTATTTGTGGTAATTCTGCGCTACCGTCCTGTGCTGCTTTAGACATTATATTCATCATAACCCCCATAGTACGTGTTGCTTCTATTGGATTATCTAATGATACGCCATATTGATTCATAGCAGTAGTTAATATACCAGCTGCACCAGCCGTATCGCCACCTAATTGTTTAGACAATATGGCTACATTTTTACCCATAGCATTTAATGCAATCGGGCTTTTAGCTATTTCGGGCGACAACTGAGATAATATTAATTTATAGGCTTCTACGCCTTGCGCAGCATCTATACCAAAGGCAATTGCTGTATCTCTCGCACTTTGTTTTATTAATTTTAACTGCTCGTCTGTTGCACCTGTAATAGCTTTTAAATCTTGTAAAGAATCATCTAACTTAACCCCTGGTTCAACTGCATTATTTATAGCATTTGAAAAAGCGGAAATAGATTGTGAAATTTGATTAAATACAAAAGCGGCTTCGGCTGATTTCTTGAATACAGATTGCATTCTGTCAACTTTCTGTGTTACGCCCTCAACACCTTTTGAAACATCAGACAACGCTGTATTGGTGCTTCCTGTAGCTACTTGTACGTTATATGTTAGAGACGTTGACATTTATAGAACTTTATATTAACTTTACTGCATGGAATTAATAGGAAATATTTCGGGTCTGTTATTGGGTTTATTTGCCGCTGTAGCTTTATTAGGAGGTTGCTATTATATGTTGAGTTATTTTAAAAGCCTCTTTTTTAATAAATCTTAACCGCTTTCCATTTTTTTTATTCGCTCTAAATAAGCTAATGCCTCTGCCCACTTTTCATCCGATAGGTCATCTGGATTTATGTGAAAATGATATCTTATTAAATAATCATTCAACAAGTAATTATCTTTCTTGGCATTTCTTTTAGCTTCCTTTAAAGCTCCATCGACTTTCCCACTTTTGATTTTATCATTTTGGGCAATAATTCTCTGGAGAGGCTATAGAAATACCCATCATCCGTTAAGATGATTTCATCACCTGCCAAGAAACAATTATTAGCTATCATTTCATTACCAGCTACATTATCGGAAGCCGTTGTGGATGCGCCTACAATTTTTCGGTCAGGACTTTTGAAATAAGCTACTTTGTCGTCCACTTCAAATTTGAAAACACTTCCGTATTTTGCTTTCCATTCAGCAATCATTTCATCTGTTACTGCTTCCGCTGCGATTGTTTTGTTTTTAGAAACTGCCATTTTATTTGTTTTAAAAGTTAAAAATTTTGAAGCGGTGGCAGGACTCGAACCTGCGCATCAAGGGTATGAGCCTTGAGAGCTACCGACTAGCATCGCCGCAATAGATTGTTATATCTTATTTTCTATTCTTGTAAATTTGAAAGGCAATGCAATTTCCATGGCAGTGTCGCCTTGTTTCATTCCTTTTTCAAACTTTTCTATACGCCCTGAGCGGCATACATCACGAGTAATAATGCCATCTAATGAATAGGCAATATTGACATCGAATTTGAGTTTAAGAATAGAAGATAGACCAAGTTCTTTTGCTTTTAGTATCATTGCCTCCAATTCCGACTGACCGATTTTAATTTCACCTTTATAGGTATAGTTACCTTCCTGTAATCCTAGTGGCTGTTGACCACGTCCGTATATCTCTTCAATCTTTTGTGATGCCTCATACTTCACATCTAGGATGCGAACTAGAGGACGACCAAGTACTACTACTTCTAAGTCTTTCCATGCGTATTCGCTAGTATCGAATGTATCTGCTAGTGCCATAAATTATTGATTTTTTTGTTTAAGAATTAAATGGATTATCAAATGATAAATCTGCTTCTATATCTTTTAGTTGACCTTTAGGACGCACTTTTATACGCAGATTTAATGCACTTGTACTGAGTACATTTTGATTTGGGTCAACGTAAGCTGATACACCAGAAATTTCATTTTTCATTTGTGCGCGTATGGCGTTCTCTACTTCATTTTGAAAGTAACCAGTAACAGATGCCGGTAAAGTGCCATCGTCATTGATTTCAACTTCGTCGAGCAATTCGTTAGACAAAACATTATAGGCAAGTACGTGTGCTTTGTCAATGGTTCGACCATTCGATAATTGTGAGTAGTCATCTTCTAGTGGCGCACAAGTTGAGTCGTCCACAAAAAAGAAACCTGAACGTCCATAATGTTTTACTAAGAAGATTAACCCTTTGTCATACAGAGCATCCCATTGCGATTCTAATGATTTAACCGGTGTGCCATCAGGAAAGTAAGCGTTCAATACGCCCTCGTCACCATCTTTTACACGACCTAAATTTCTCTGAACAGGTATGGTTGTTAATTTACCTAGAGCGTGAGCAATAGCTGGTTGACCAGTAGTATAAGCTGACCAACTTATAATACCAATAGTATTGTGTGTATCCTGACGGAAATTGTATAAAGCACCGGTTTTTGTATTATCAAATCCAAGGTGAGGTAAGATAGCACGCAATGGTTTGTGTGCTATTCTATACTCCGTAATCAACTCGTGTAAATTTATTTTAGCTTGTAAGATATCCGTATCTACACACGCTGTATTGCTTATGGTATAGCCAACAGGCAATTTGCGATTGATACCCAACAAACGAATTGTTCCGTCAGCAGTATCTAACAACTTACGTGCAATGTTGTTGTTTTTATTGCATACATCGGCAAGTAGTGTAGTATCAGCAATTAACATTAACCATAATTCAGCACCAGTTCCTGCCTTTTTATAGAAGTCTGCAACTTCGGAGTATGCGAATGGATTATTTATTGCTGTCATTCCCAAATCCTCTGCACCTTTCAATGAAAAGATTTGTTTCGGTGTAGTAAGTGCCATGCCTAATACAGCTGTGCCGCTTAATATCAAACCAGCTACGCCGTCTTTAGTTGGTGTAATGCGTCCAAGCTGTCCATTAAGATGATTAATTTTTATCGTCGGTCTTCCGCTCATGATAATTAACGTTTAAAAATTTGAAATTTGTTATCGCCCGTAAGTGTTCTTTGATGCAAATCAGCCAAATTGTTAGATAAAAATACCTGACCATCTGTAGTGCGATAGAACTTATCATTATTTGGATAAGCATCTAAATACGGTTGAATACCTCCATCCGTTTCACTTATATCTTCATCTTCTAGTGCGGTCGCCTCCGCTCTAATATTTGGTATAATGATTTCATCGTCAACTTTAACGCCCTCAGTTACTAAGTCGGCATTGTTATCCAAGTCTTCTTGTGTAGCAATTTGTTTTGTTTCTGTCTGTACCGTTTCGTCTATTACAGGTTTTTGGTTGTTATTTTTAGCCATTGTTTAAAAAGATTTAATTGATTTTATAGAAACTTTAATAGTGATAACTATTATCAGCAATAGAATTAAAAAGATGGCGGCAGTAGCAACTATCCATTTAGCAGCTTTGTTGCTAGTTTTTTTAGTAGAAATATCCGTTTGCTTCTGCTCGATTGAATGCGATGTAAACACAGTTTTTTCAGTATTTAGCAGCAGTTTGATAACGCTGTCACAGTAACCAGTAATATACACTGTATCACGAATGCGTTGTATCGTTACTTTCGCACGTCCGTTTGTTTTTTCGATGTACGTCCACATTGTATCTTTAAAGGAATAAGGCGTTAAGACAATGTGTGTACTATCGGCTTTAATTTTAAAAGTGTCAATATGGACTTTCTCAACATAAATCACACTATCTTTAGCAGTAACTTCACTCGTGGTTTTACGGCTTTTTTTAACCGTTGCACAGGCTACCGTCAATATAATAATGGCGATATATGCTGATACTTTTTTCATTGTTTGCCTTGTTGTTTTTTAATTTCTTTAAGTGCTCTTAACAGCTTGTCGTTTTCATCTTTAAGCGCATCCATTTTTTTTTCGAGTTCGCTCATTTGGGATATTAAAAATTTATTCTCTTCCTTTAGATTTTCATACTCTTCTTTAATATCCTTTGCCATTTTCTGCCATATTTCTATTAGCTTTTGTAAATTTTGAAGTTCCAGCAGATTAGTTTCGGCATTGGCTCTTTTACGACCTAAAAACCACCCCATTAGTATTCCTGTCGCCGCTGTAGCGACAGGAATAAAAAGGCTCAAAATGGCAGGGGTATTGAACATACAGTTCTTGAGTTATCTTGAATAAATAGTTATTATTGAATGATTGCCGCTAAATATTTATTTACTTTAGGCAATACTAATGCACGTTGCTGAAAGTTTATGATATCACCTTTTTGTTCAGGGTCGTTTAATCTTTCAAACATCTTAGTACTACCTAAAGCACGCATTACTGAACCACCGTAAAAAAAGAATGATGCTTTTTTGTCAGTAGCTGGATTGATAGTAGCACCGAACGCTTTTTTTGCTTTCGTAGCTACTGTATAATGCGGATTATTAGGGAAATAATATAGCTTAAATGAGTACAATTCCGTTCCCTGTTTATTGGCAACCTCCTTAAAAAGATTTAGGTTTTGCTTGCGAATATCAGCTAAATGCCCTGATGTTAAAACAGCGACACGTTTGCCAAGTGGTACACCTAA